CGATACTGATAACGACAAAAAGTTCAAAAAAGGTGACTTGTTGATGTGCGCTGGTTGGGCTGCTCCCGCTCGGAACGGTGCTCGTGGAAACGTCCTTGATGGTGGTTTTGAAATCAATTGGACCGGACCTCTATATATAAAATGATGAAATATTTTCGTACAATAATCTTTTTAATGGATTTATCTTCCGCAGCTCTAATCGTAATTATGGGGATGATGGTGCTATTATTTAGCTCAAAGTTAACGTGGCCATTATGAGGAATGTTTTGTAATGAAATTTGTTAGAATTGTTGGAGATTTCTTAGGCGCTCTAATTATCTTCGGAATCGGTTATGCTTGTTTGGTGATTTTTTAATGATTAATATTTGTGTAAAAGGTGGTATAAAAAAAGACCGTAAATTGGCTGAGGAAGCTATTTGGTACGTCATGGATATGATGATGCCTCGCAAACGCAATTTGGACATTTCTTTAACTTTTAAGAAAACTCTTGAGGATGACGCCCTGGGGTTTTGTTATGGTGGTGATAATGACAATGAATATATTATTGAAATTGATAGCCATCTGAATCGGTCAGTTGGTTTGAAAGAGTTCATTGAATGTATCATGCATGAAATGGTTCATGTCTGGCAAGGTGTCACAGGTCGTATGAAGGACAAATTTATGGGTGGATACAAACAGTTGTGGATGTGCAAAGATGGCAAGTATCGCAATTATACGAACACCGATTATGTTAAGCAGCCGTGGGAAGTAGAAGCCTATCGGATGCAGGGCCCCTTAACAAAACAGTTCATGAAGGAGATGAATTATGAGTAAAATATTAGACGCATTAATAAAGAAGTATGATGGGGTAGAAAATGTTGCTGTCATTCACGCTGCATTTGATGAGACTCCTCACACTGTTGCACTTGTGGAAGTTTCTAAAGCATTGTCTACCGATGAGAAATTGGATAAGGCGTTCATGCTGACGAACTCTATTGATGACGCATGGTATAACAACAAGGAAATCACCAAGATGTTTGATGGTGATGGCTGTCGGTCTACGAGTGTGGGAGACATGGCTTTAGTTGGTACTGAAAAGTACAAATGTGAATCTTTGGGTTGGAGTAAAATGTAATGAGTTGTGAAAATAAAGTTAGTTATTATGTCTCTAGAGGATATGATTACAGAGAGGTATTTGTTAAATGTGGCAATACCAATCCTTACGGTGATCGGGCAATCTGCGACAAGTGCGCTAGTAACTCTGTTATAATGAGGGGTATCAGGCAACACGAAGAAAATGTTGATGCTGATAATGCCTGGCTGAAGAGTGCGGGCTGGGGAGAAATGTAATGATTAAAGCACTACTAATTGTCGCCGCACTAGCGGGTGGCGGAGACTATACCACAGAGATGCCATCCATGCAGTCCTGTTTGGATGCAAGATTAGAAATCATGCGGCAAGACCCTGATTTGAAAACATTGTGTGTTCCAAAAGGGGATGAGACAACAAAGATGAAAGAATTCTTTAAAATCTTTATGGATATGATTGATCGGATGCGAGAGCAAGAGCAAGAAGAATATTCTAAGTGCCCTTGCGGAGAAGATAATCCATCATGGATTAATCCATTAAACTAAATAGTCTTATGGTTACTTTAACGAATCGTGCAGTAGAATATCTCAAGCGGGTATGCCCAAACGGCAACTATGTAACTCTTGGAGTCAAGAGTGGTGGCTGTTCGGGTTTCACCTATGTTTGGGATTTTAAGTCAAATTGGCCTGATGTTGTTTGGTCTGATCCCATAGATGACGTTCTTGTTCTTGACCCCATGGCTGAGATGTATATTCTGGGTAGTGAGATAGATTATGTGGAAGAATTGGGTGGCAGTTTCCTATCAATAAAAAACCCCACCTCATCAAATAGTTGTGGTTGTGGTGAGAGTTTCGGAGTTTAAAATGTTAATTGATCTTATTTTAATTTTACTATTTCTCTAAGACGATATGCTTTACAGAAAAACAGATATACACTATGATATAGAACAAGTCAAGTGGGAATACGATAACCTGACCAACCAGGGCGATGGTCCGTTTCTATCCGACCGCTGGTGGAATACTCCAGATTGGTATGAATCAGAAGGTGGTGGTACACAACTGTGTATACAGTCATACACTGGCGGTTATGACCCCTATACTGATGGCTGTGGTAGTATGAGTCGTTTCCCTGACCGTACAGAGAACATGTATAATACATTAAACCCCATATTCAAAAATACTGTATTCGAAGACATTGCTGAAGGACATTTTCGTGCAAGGTTTATGAAGATGGTTATGCACACCACTTACAGTGTTCATGCAGATAAGGCCCCACGCTTGCATCTTGCAATAGACACTCATGATGGTGCATATTTCTTTTGGCCTGAACATAAGGAATTTGTACATATACCATTAGATGGTTATGTGTATTGGGTAGACACTACTGAGAAACATACATTTGTTAATGCAGGGCCAGATAGAACACATTTAGTGATGGTTGAATAGGAGCTGATTATGATTGAAAATATAAAAGATAGATATTCATTTGTGAGTAACAATAAGGATGAGACTCAATGTATCGGTATAAGGGGGGGCCGTTTTGAAGGTGTGATTTATAAATATGGTGACGTATCTATTCCTAATCCAGATGAAATGAAAGGTAAAAGTGACTTGCCTTTAAAGTTCCACTATGATATAGTAGATAATAATAGTCTTCCAGTAGAATGGTTTAAAGAAGAATTTAATACTTTGATTGGCGATATTCTGGTGGATATTATAGACGATCAAATAGAAAACGGAAATGTTAATATACATGAGCTTTAATATATGACCCAAACGATAGAACGAACAGCTCTTGGGCAACTTCTATCAAATGAGGATTATGCACGTAAAGTGATGCCTCATATGAAGATGGACTACTTTTCTGATAAGACAGAACGTACTGTTTTCGAAGAGATACAAAAATTCGTACATAGATACAATGCGCTCCCTACAAAGGACACATTGGAGATTGAGATTGATACACGGCGTGATCTCAATGAGGATGACATCAAGAGGGTGTTAACAGTCGTTAAAGAACTATCTGTAGACAATAATGTTAATGCAGATTGGTTAGTAGAAACAACAGAGAAATTCTGTAAGGATAAGGCGGTATATAATGCAATTGTTGAAGGTATATCAATCATTGATGGAACAGATAAGAATCGAAATGCAGATGCTATTCCGAGCATCCTCACAGATGCCCTGGCTGTGGGTTTTGACAATCGGGTGGGCCACGATTATCTTCTGGACAGTGAAGAGCGATTTGAATATTATCATACAGTAGAAGAGAAGATACCATTTGATCTGGAGTTCTTTAATAAGATCACCAAAGGTGGACTTCCACCTAAGACATTGAATATCGCTCTCGCTGGTACAGGCGTTGGTAAATCGTTGTTTATGTGTCATGTAGCGGCAAACTGTCTTTCTCAAAGTAAGAATGTACTCTATATCACGCTAGAGATGGCAGAGGAGCGCATTGCAGAACGTATAGATGCCAACCTTATGAATATCAGTATGGAAGACCTATATGATCTACCTAAACAAATGTTTGATTCCAAGATAGAGAAGATCATCAAATCTACCAGTGGACAATTTATTGTCAAAGAGTATCCTACAGCATCAGCACATACGAATCATTTTCGTGGTCTAATCAAAGAACTTGCAATTAAGAAGAGTTTTAAGCCAGATATTATCTTCATCGATTATTTGAATATCTGTGCATCATCTCGGCTTAAAGGATCAGCTAATGTCAATTCATATACATATATCAAAGCAATCGCAGAGGAACTTAGGGGCCTCGCTGTTGAGACAAATGTTCCTATTATGTCGGCTACACAAACCAACAGAAGCGGATTCTCAAATAGTGATGTCGGCCTAGAAGATACGGCAGAGAGTTTTGGATTACCAGCTACGGCTGACCTCATGTTTGCGCTTATTTCTAATGAGGAACTTGACGCATTGAATCAAATTGCAGTTAAACAATTAAAGAATAGGTATAATGACCTAACTACAAACAAGCGCTTTGTGATAGGGATTGATCGTGCAAAAATGAGGTTGTATGATGTAAAGTTAAATGAGCAACAAGGACTACAAGATGCAAATCAATCTGATGATATACCAGATGCATTTAGTGCGCCTGTATTTGATAATACTGATTTTGGAGGATTTAAAGTATGACTGATTTTTTAAATAAAATAGTAAAAGAAATTGATAACGAGTATGCTGCTTTGGTATCAGATGGTGTAGAAGCTGGTGATGTAGATAGTTTTATCGATACTGGTTCCTATATTTTTAATGCATTATTGAGTGGTTCTGTATATGGTGGTTTACCATCAAATAAGATCACAGCCCTCGCTGGAGAGAGTGCGACAGGCAAGACATATTTCCTAATGGGGATCGTTAAGAACTTTCTTGATACTAACCCAGATGCAGGCGTGATCTATTTCGAATCAGAAAGTGCCATCACCAAGAGTATGATTGAGGATCGTGGTATTGATGCGAAACGTATGGTTGTCATGAGTGTAACCACAGTACAAGAATTTCGCCATCAAGCAATACAGGTGCTAGATTCCTATCTTGCAGATGATGAATCGATACGTAAGCCTCTATTCTTATGTCTAGACTCCCTTGGTATGCTATCCACTACTAAAGAGATAGAGGATACGGCGGAAGGTAAAGAGACTAGAGATATGACAAGGGCACAGGTACTCAAGGCTGCGTTTAGAGTGTTGACTCTTAAACTCGCCCGTGCAAAGGTTCCTATGGTTGTCACTAATCACACATACGAGAGTATGGGGCTATTTTCTACCAAAGAGATGGGCGGGGGTTCTGGACTCAAGTATGCATCATCATCTATTATATATTTGAGTAAGAAGAAAGAAAAAGATGGTACTGAGGTGGTGGGTAATATTATACACTGTAAGAACCAGAAGTCAAGGCTTACCATAGAAAATAGGATGGTTGATGTACGACTCACATATGATAAGGGTTTGGACAAATACTATGGCCTTTTGGAATTGGGCGAGAAATATGGTGTATTCAAGAAGGTGTCCACACGATATGAATTACCTGACGGGTCTAAACAATTTGGTAAGGCGATTCTAAATGATCCCGATACATATTTTACAGAAGACATTATGAAACAGTTAGATGAAGCTGCAGAGAAGGAATTCAAATATGGTCAGGCAGAAAACGAATGCTAGAAGTAATTGAGAACGCCTGTACCCCATACTACCTTGATTGTATCAAGTACCATGCAATGCAAGCCAATACATGGAACATGAGATATCCACAGGGCAGTGATGATAAACATCTAAAGATGGACATTATAGAGAATGAGGTGAAGCAACCTCTTCTCGCTGGTCTTGCAATGGGACTACTTATGAACATATATGGCATAAGACAAGACTTGTTTCTACCTGATGTATCATATTGTGGTATTGGACTCAAGGATCGCCATAGACTAGATAATCCACATACAGACCACGTAAATGAGACTGATTACATCAAGATTTTTGG